TTGAAAATCTTCCAAAAAAGTTGTATTATAGTGATCACCAACCGAGTAATTGGGATTGGCATGATCACGTTATAGTAAAACTTTAAATATGAGCAGTTGTAAATTAGTAATAAAAGATGAAGTGAATGTGAAGTTCGAGAACCTAAGCCTCGAATGGCGTAAGAGATTATCAAACAAATTCAAATACGAGATACCATATGCTAGACATCTTCCTGCAGTCAAGTTAGGCAGGTGGGACGGTAAAGTGTCATTCTTTGGTTTGGGTGGTACAACATATCTAAACCTGGTTGATCAAATACTTCCCATACTGGACGAGGGTGGTGTGTACATAGATGTTGAGGACAAAAGAGAACAACACAACTTTGAATTCAAAGCAGTTGATAAGAATTATCTGTCACATATAAAATGGCCCGAGAATCATCCTGTGGCAGGACAACCAATAGAACTAAGAGACTATCAAGTAGAGACGATCAACAAATTCATAGAACATCCACAAAGCATACAGGAGATCGCCACTGGTGCAGGTAAGACAATCATTACAGCGGCCTTGTGCCAATTGGTTGAGCCTTACGGTCGTACACTGACCATTGTTCCAAACAAGAGTCTTGTCACACAGACAGAAGAGGACTTCCTTGCTTGTAACTTAGACGTGGGTGTGTACTACGGCGACAGGAAAGAGTTGGGTAGGTTCAACACGATTGCAACATGGCAGTCACTAAATGTGTTAGAAAAGAAAAGCAAGGACGAGCACACAACAGACTTTCTGGAGGCCATACAAGGCATCAACACAGTAATAATTGATGAGGTGCACATGGCCAAAGCAGATGTACTGAAAAGATTGCTGACAGGACCATTCGCACACTGCGGCATACGTTGGGGTCTCACAGGTACTGTGCCAAAAGCAGATTATGAATTCATGGGTTTGAAATGTAGCATAGGTGACGTGTCCAACAGGATACAGGCCAGCGAATTACAAGACAAAGGTGTGTTGGCAAACTGTCATGTGAATGTGTTACAGACACAGGATCATCCACAGTTCAAGACCTACGGAGAAGAACTGAAATGGCTGACCACGGACAAGACAAGGATGAAATGGGTAGCCAACACGATTAAAGACATATCCAGTTCGGGCAACACGCTGATACTTGTGGACAGGATCTCTGCCGGGGAGATATTAGAAGAACAGATAGACGATGCGGTGTTCGTATCAGGATCAACCAAAAACACAGATAGGAAGGAACAATATGATGAAATATCTACTGCAACAAATAAAGTTATTATCGCCACATATGGAGTTGCCTCTGTTGGTATTAATATTCCTAGGATTTTTAATCTTGTTCTCATAGAACCTGGCAAGTCGTTTGTCAGGGTCATACAGAGTATAGGACGTGGAATCAGGAAGGCAGAGGATAAGGACAGTGTACAGATCTGGGATATTACCAGCAGTTGCAAGTTTGCAAAAAGACATCTAGGGGCAAGGAAAAAGTTTTACAAAGAGGCCAATTACCCGTATAATATAGAAAAGATAAATTATGAAAATCCTTACACTGGATAACAGAACATACAAGTTAGAGAAAATACCAGAATGGGTAGATGAGAATTTAAGGTTTGCTGTACTGGACAATTCCGATCCGGCCAATCCTGATTTCTTCTACATACCGTTGATATTCCTCGAGAGCTTCAATGCACCGGCGGCGGTGTTGGAAATTGGTCCTCACAAGATAAAGATGCCGTTGGATTGGAAAATGCTCATAGGCGAAGCAGGACAATCCGAGATGCACGTGTTGCCAATCACCAGTCTAAATGACCGAGGGTTTGACGCATTCACTTTCAATCCTCTATCAAGTCCAAAGCCAGATTTCTATCCTATAGATGTGGTAGACATTTACACGGAAGTAAAATGGTACTTCCCGAAAATCAAAACAGGACAGATGCTGGCCGTTCCGCTAAACAACGGTCCAAAACCCATGTGTGCTTACTTCGTCAAGGACATCTCGAGGCAATGCGAACAGGTGGACTATGGCTCCGTCTGGTAGGAAGTCAATCACAATAGACGCACCCATCATGATAACCAGCAACAAGATCGCTGTGTGGATGGATGAGGACTGGATGTATAGTTTCTTTGACTTTATGAAAAAACACAAATTCCAATTTTCAGGTTTACAACACAAACACAATAAGATAAAATTAACATTTGTAACAGCAAAAGAATGCACAATGTTCGCACTAAAATATGCCAGTAGAAAAAAATAGAAAATTCTTTGATTTAAGGAACGGATTAAAAGCCGTTGACTTCAGGAACAAAGATTATTTTGACAGGATAGACGAGAAGGAGAAATCCTTGTATTCACCTTATATGCTGATGAGATACGTTTCCAGTGTGTCATCCAAGGATCCTTTCTACGTGGAACATTACATAGAAATGGTCAACGAGTGTGTGAACAAGCACTGCTTTACATTGGGTAAACACAAGAAACTGTTATGGATACTGACTGCTATGTGTGGGGCGGAGACACAGCAGTTCCATCCATGGCTGAAACCCATGAAGCGTGTGCCAAACAAGAGTCTTAAAAAACTGCAACAAATATACCCCACGTGGAAGGAATCAGATCTAGAGACGTTGGACAAGGTGATCACAGACAGGGAACTAGAGGAACTGATAGAAGCACATGGCATCGACAAATAAATGCACATACTGTGGCAAGGAGTTTGCTAAAGAACGTACACTACAAGTACATCTGTGCGAGCCCAAGAGGAGATATCTGCAAAGAGATGAAAAATGGGTAGTGAATGCATTCATGGTGTTCCAGAGATTCTATCAGATACATCAGCACAATTCGAAAACAAAGACGTACGATGATTTCGTTAAGAGTTCGTACTACAATGCCTTTGTAAAGTTTGGCCGTTTCATCATGCATATTAATCCACTGTATCCAGAGAAGTACATAGAGTTTGTGTTGAGATCAAAAATTAAGTTGGATCATTGGTCCAGGGATGACTTGTACGAAACGTATCTCATAGAAGCACTAAAATCGGAACCCGTGGAGGCCGCACTACAGAGGAGTATTGCAACAATGATGGACTGGGCAACAGAACAAAACGCACAATGGAGTGACTACTTCCGTTTGGTCAACACCAACAGGGCAGTGCAACACATACAGCAGGGAAAGATAAGTCCGTGGCTGTTGTTAGGTTGCAACGCAGGCAAAAGGATGTTAAAATCACTTAACGACGAACAATTACAAATGATTGAAAGATTTATTAATACTAGTTTCTGGCCAAGCAAGTTGAAGAGCTATCCTGCTGATCACATGCTGGTACAGGACACAGCAAGGGAGGCCAAGATTGTCTAAGATCGATTTAGAAGTGTCTGACAACTTGCAATTTGATGACGGCGACTGTGCCGTGATAATCAAAGAGGATGGATCCATAGGAAGAGTGGTCATGCCTGATGTTAATAGGAAAATGATAGCGTCCGAAGGATACAGGAAACTGTTAGATGTTCTAGAAGTATTGCAACCAGGTGCACGTGATAAAATGATAAATTATGCTGAAAAAGGCAAAGGGAGTATGCACTAATGCCTGATGTAGACATAGACTTCTTTGACAGAGACAACACACTAAAACTTTTCAAGCACACACCTGCTTCAATGATCAAAGATGGCAAAAGCGAGAAACACAAAACAGGAGTCTACTTCCACGCTGTTCCCGAACATCCTGTGACAGGACATGCTTCACTGGATTACAAGAATGCAGAGGACAGAGGATACTTTAAAATAGACTGTCTAAATGTAAACATATACAAAGATGTTAAATCAGAACAAGAACTAGTAGAACTGATGATACAGGAACCTGATTGGGACATGTTGAAAGATCCAAAGATAGTGGAAAACCTTTTCCACCTGAATGGCCATTTCAATATAGTGTCCAAATTAGAACCACGTACCATAGAACAACTTGCGGCTGTACTAGCAATCATACGTCCTGCTAAAAGAGGACTGATGTATAAGGACTGGACAGACATAATGAAAGAGGTATGGTCTAGACCAACCGATGGCAGTTACTTCTTCAAGAAGTCACACGCTGTGGCATATGCACAGGCCATAGTAGTGCAAATGAATATGCTCACGAAAGATAAATATAACTTTAGTGTACAACAAGACAAATAAAAAACTCACTAAAAAATCCAAACCCACTGTAGTAGACCTATCCAATGATGGACCGTTCTCGGTCGTGTCGTTGTCCAAGTTCCT